AGTTTGCGAGTAAATAACCACTTGGTCATTGAATTTTTCAGGCTCAAGTAGTGCGGTATGCAATGCGGTTCCGAAGTCGAAAGCCGCTGTTTTTGATTCGTCAATTGGCGCATTGCGTGACCAAATATAATCCGATGCACTGCGCTCGATTAGCAATAAGTCAGAGTTTGCCACGCCCACGTGGTCGCGGTATTCTGAGTTTGACATTGTTAGTGATTTGTAGTTTTTCATTTTTGCTGCTCCATATCCCAATAAACAAAATCCATAAATGACTCAAAGCAATCTCCATACTCAAGCCATCTCTGACCGCGCTCCTGTGATTTTGTCATCTTTCTAATTTTACCAATACCGAGATATTCAACCTTCCAAGTTGGGTGGCAGTTAGAAATAACGCCGGCCTTATCGGTGTCAAAATTAACGCCTAAGTAGTGGCCGCAATCCTTAGCAATAACACCTTGCCTGCCGCCTACCTTTACTATTCTCCCTAAATAGGCGTTGACATTATAATAATTATTAACATATTCAAACATCATTTTCCCATCCATTTATTAACCTAGCAACCACTATACACAAAAATAATCATATAGTGGTCTAACCAGCTACTTAGCCTCTCGACCGCTTAAAAATTTACGTCTGGCAATGATGCTGATTCCTTTTTCATTCACTCTATGCGTGATATGCGTAGGAATATCAAACATGGCTTTACTGTGAATTATTTGTTGAACACTGCGCATTTTTTTAACTGCAAAACGCCATGATGTGCCGTTGATATGGGCCTCTAAAAAGTTATTCCACCTGACTTTGTGGTGGTGTTCAGCGCTAAACGGGTCGTAATGCTCTTTTGCTACTTCTTGGCTTTCAATACCTTGTTTTGTGTAAATAGAATCAAGGTAATATTTAACCCATAACCCCTTACCTTTTGCTGGCTCCCACTCCATTGACAGCACCTTCTTGTAATCGTCATCAGTGTAAGCCTTGCCCTTTAATTTTTCGGCAGGGTCAATCATGATAGCTTTGCATTTTCGGCAATTTTGCGCACTGGGTGAATTCATCGTGTTGCAACGAAAGCACATATTAAACTTGAAAAAGTGACCACATCGTCCATCTTCTTCGCTGTCTGACTGACCTATGCACCTAACTGCATACATGCTGTTTGGTTGTTCGCATAGTGGGCAAGGCTGGGTTTCGTCTGACTGTTTAGCTTTCTCAGTTCGTGCGCGGTCAAGCATTGGGTCGTCATAGATGTCACCGAAGCTTGAAAATGTATCTGTGTAGTCGAGCGTTAGCGCATCTGATTTAGAAAATCCGTTATCTAAATCTTCCTGCTCTAAAATCCTAAGAACTCGACCAGTTAATTGAGTTAAAAGCGTCAAGCTCCCTATTCTTCTAAGGATAACGCTTGTGCTCCAAGGGGGTATATTTATGCCCGTAGTCAAACATCCTATTTGAAGAACAAATTTAATCGTTCCTTTTCTGGCATCAATAAGCGCCTGCCTTCTATCTTTTGTGCTAGTGCTATCAGTAACTATCGCCCAACTTCCAGCAGGTAAAAATTCAGCCACTTGCTCGCAGTGTTTTTTCCCTGCGCAAGTAATAAGAACACCTCCTCTATTCTTTGTTATCTCAATAACTTCTTCCATTATTATTTGAGTTACCTGCTTTTCCTTAAGTATTTTTCTCTGCATTGCGGCTAACTCTTTTCCGCTGAAATCACTAGCACTTTCTGTTGATTGATCAGGAGTCCACTCAGACAAATCATAGCTATGAAGACTATCGCCAAATCCGAATGTTGGTGGCACTAAATACCCAAGACCAACAAGATACATGGTTGAAACTTCATATATTTTCTTCTTCCAGAAGTCACCAATAATATCTTCCTTCCCTCTATAAGGAGACCCGGTGTAGCCGATTATCCTAACTTTTGGGTTTAACGCTTTGAAATGAGTTATTATCTTTGTGTATTGAGTGTACTCTGATTTTGTACTCTTAGGGTCAAGAGCCTCCAGTAAGTCAAGCGGGTCTAAATGTTGCGCCTCATCGACCAATATAAGATCAAATTTTTTGTCTTTAAAGTCAGTGGTTAGAGATCGTGAAACCGTTCCTTCCGTACCAAAAACAACGGGATAAAATGTGCTTCTAGAATTCAGTGAAGCGCTGTAAACGCTGTTTTTTAATCCGCACCTCCAAGCCATTTTACTATTGCTCTCAATTATTTCACCCTGCCTTGATATCACTAAAACAGATCCGCCTAAATCGTTAACATGTTTTGCCAGCGCTGCAATATTTACGGTCTTACCAGCACCTACGCTCGCGTCCACTATCACTGGGTCTAAAGATTCTTTGCAGTGCTTTACACTGGCCTCATGCATTGGTATCTGGTACTCAGCCCTCAATGTCACACCATTTAAATTAACCATCCACTACTCCTTACGGCATATCAGGCCAGTGAAAATTACTCTTTGACCTGTTTTCAGATTTAATTAAGAGCTGCAAATTTTCCCAACAATGCAGCCCACATACAATATCGCTTTTTATTGGGACTATGTGATCAACTTCCATATTAAACAAAACAGCTTTTTCATAAACCGTATTAATTAATTCGCTATCAACCCATTTAGGCACAGCCATTAAAACTCTCAACTTTCTCTCTTTTTTGTACTTCCTTACCCTGCCCTTATTTTTATCATTCCATTTTTTCTGGGCTTCCTTCCTTGATTCAATATTAATTTCATAGGACTCACGGGCTAATATCTTCAATCTATCCCTATTTTCAAGCCTCCATTTATTAGCAATATCTCTATCGCAATCCCTGCATGATGGCCTTAAGTTGTCAGTTTTATTTTCTTGTGGCGCAAAGTATTTTTTTATCCTCTTCTTGCCAATAGAGCATTTTGAGCATACTTTTATTTTACTGTTTTTGTCTGGGTTTATGTTTGGTCTTCTTAGCGTGCAATCCTTGCATCTTGTTGCACCTTTAAAAAAATTAATTAAATTATCTTCCTTGTGACTCTTACATAAAGAGCACTCCTTAATTCCTGCTAAAGGTTTTATGTAAAGCATTTTAATTTTTGCAGAATCCGACATCCTACATAGCTTGCACTCACACCTTAGCCCATCAATTGATTGACTCCATAAACCAAAAAAACTTAAACGCTTATCAATCCGGCACTTTGTGCAAATCTTTCTTCCTATGATTAGCAACTCTGCATTTTGTTGAGCAATATTCTGCTCTGGCTGTTCCGTGGAATTTTTTATCACAATTTTTACACTTCTTTTCTGTAATCATAATACCCTCATTGTAACGTAGTTTAGTAACGCATTCAAATCAATCATCCAAATACTCTCCAATTTTCTTCTTAGTTAATTTCCCGTCACTATCTAAATAAATCCACACGCCTTTATCACACAAACCTTCTGCCTGCGTATCCTCATAACGCAATACTGGCACTTTACGCATATCATCCACATGATTGCATACCAATAGCGTGTTATACGCTGAGAATGTCACTAGGACGTTATTTTGGCGTTGTTGAGCTATCTTTAACCCTTGCCAAAAATCGACAACCACTAACCAGTTATTTGTGTCGTTTTTTCTGATTGGCGTGAATGCGAGGTGTGATATTCCGCCTGCGATGAAACCAGTATGTAAATCAACTGGTGCAAATAGGTTAACCACCTCCCCATCAAAATCGATTACTGGATAATAATAAATCCCATCAATTTCATAACCGCCATTTTGACAGGGTGAAAATCCATTAATTATTTCCTGTGATAGTTTTGCATCACGCTTATCATAACTCGGCAAATGCGGGTTGATATTTTCAGATAGCTTTTTGTTGGCCTCAACTTTTTTGCTTGGCATTAACTCAATCTGTGCACCCAATTCTTTGCAGGCGTCGATGAATTCCATGCCTGAGTACTCCATGACAAAACTGATAACATTCCCATGAGCGCCACAGCCGAAACAATGATAAAACTGTTTTGATTCATCAACTGAAAAACTCGGTGACTTCTCAGCATGAAACGGGCAGCAACCAAACCAGTTTTTACCACTTTTTTTGATTGGTACGTATTTTTGGATAACGTCTACAATGTTGTGGCTTTGGATTAGGTCGGTGGTGTTGATTTTAGTCATTATTGGCCCTTTTCTTTTTGTTATGCTTTTCCTTATTTTTTTCGTATTCCCTAACCAAAATTGCGGAGTAAACAACCTCATACATTTCCATAAACAAAACCAAGTCAACGGTTATTTTTTCTTTCTTGCCATGGTACGCATCACCAAGAACCTTTTCATGTTTATGCATAAGCTTGAGCATGTCTTCATCTTTCATTATTTAAGCCTCGGATTAATGTAAATATCATTATTGTAAACATACACATAATTCATTTTTTGCAACTCAGGAAGTACATCATTTTTAAGCTTCTTTGTTACATCCCGCGAACCCTTGAATGGCTTTATATTTCTAACTGAGTTTACAAGTTCTCTCACCCTAATTTTTACCTTTCCTTTTGCTGCGTGAGCCTCCAAAACTGTGCATATTTTTTCAACCTCAGACCTGACGCCAACATAACCCATTTTATCAGCCGCGCTAACGTAAGTTTTTGATAGCTCGTCAAATATCGATGTAGCTCTCATTACGGTATCATCAGTAATAATCCGAGACCTTGCGCCGCCGTCTTTCCAGTTTTCGATTGCATGCAAAACACATGCGATTTTTATTATCTGCTTATCTGCCTTACCCATCACACCAGTAAGTAAGTTGTGGTCGTATTTCCCGCCATCTTTTAATTCAGGCTCTAATCTCTGCCTGTATCTTGCTATAAACATTTTCGCGTCAGTATTAAGAGCTAATACCACGTCATTCTCGTCTATGATGTTTCGTATCATCTTTTCGTAAGCAGCTTTCGCGCCTTTATCTACTTCATCATGCGGCATCATGTCTCTATCGCCAAATAGGTTAGGCTCAGCAAGTATTAAAAATCGCTCCGCCAACCCTCGCCCAAGTGACCCAGCAGCCAATATAGTGTCAATACTGTCATACTGGGCAAGCACTGATATTGTGGCCTTTAAAGATCCCTTATATCCCTTTCTTGTTACACGCTCAGTTGATGAATCGTTACCATCCCAAGCCGCAAGTAAAAGACCAAAGTTAGATTTATTTCCACCTCCATCATTGCCATAGACAGACCCCATTATGACGTTGATTGATTCTGCTTCATCACTGACAATATTAAACATTCCTCGCTGACGACTAGCTAAAGCCTCGGCTGCTTCAATGGTTGTATCTTTTGTTATTGGCGACCATTCCGGTATTTCTTCAAGCTTTCTTTTGGCTTTGACATACATGTCATAAAGCTCAATTTCTTCATGCTCTTGCATTTCCTTGGTGCCTTTCAACTGCTTTTCGTAAATATCAACCTTGCGCTCAAGTCTCATTCGCTCAGCTTCTGTATCTTCGTTAATCTCCTTGTATTTCTTTTTTATTGGGTCAACAAATAAATCATTTACGCCAGACTTCCCAGTTGATGGAGGTTGCCCAGTAGCGATATAAATATTTACTGGCTTTAATCCACCTCGATAATCAAAGAAAAAACCCTTAGTCATTGCGGAGCAAATACAGCCTAACCCATGCAAGTAAGTAGTATTCAACGGGAACTGTATAACCTGACTTATTGATATCGCTAGTTGGCTCAACACATCCTTCATCAGCGGCCCAGTTAATGGCTCGCACAATGCGAATTTATCTTCTTTAATTTCAGATGGAGTAGGCCATAAATCAACGCGCTTTGATAACGGTGAGTTAATGTGAATGGCTGCAATATGCATGCTGCAATGATTATCATCAGCAAAGTCTCTAACTTGGTCAACAGATGGGCCTATTGGAACTAAATTACTCGCTTGCATCATCAGATCTCCAATCGACTACATCAGGTCTTAGATCTTCTTTTTTAAATAAGCCATTGGTTTTCTTCTCTACCAGTATCGCGGCTCTTGCTGAAATTCGTCCGCGCATTATCCATGCGTAAACAGTTTGTTTTGATTCACCTAGCTCATTAGCCAATCTTGCGCGAGTACCAACCCAAGATATTAGTTTTGCAAGCTGGTCTTTCTGTTTGTTTTTTATGTCTTCACCTGAAAGCATAGTCACCTCTTTTTTAGTAAAAACTAATAATACAATGATTTATTCGGAAAGGTAAACACATATTTAAATAAAACCAGTAAATCGCCATAAATGCGTAAAGTGTGTAAGAACTGTGTAAGATAATCTTACGCACTACAGCCCTTTAGATTCGTGGAATTTAACCTTTTGTGTAAGAAAGTAAGGGGTATGGGGGTATGTCTGTATATATATAGTTTTTTATATAAAGAATAATAATATATATACACACCCTTCTGTTTCTTACACAAATCAGCCAATCCCTTGTATGACGTGGCCTACAGTGCGTAAGGTAATCTTACACACTTTTACTGAAAACATATGAAACCCTTATAAATAAAGGGCTACAGCGTGTAAGATATTTATTACTAAGTATTACACACTAAATTAATGTATATTTACTGCAAAACAATACGAGTAAACAACCAAATGACAACCCACAAACTAAAACTTGCAGACGGTACAGAAATGACAGTTGTGTCAGTGCATAAAAATATTGATGATTTGAAAGCGATGTTGACGAGGGATAAATTGTGGA